TTTTTTTCTTCTATATTTATGACACAAGTCTCATTCTCCAAGGTCATAAAAGGTATTGTATAGATTAAACCGTATGCCATATTATAACTTTTTACCTGTTGATTTCATATAATTTTTAATAGCTAAATAAATATCAGAGCCCCTAACTTTATCCACTCCGATATTTACGTTTGCAGAGCCTCCCAATTTCCCACTATTTATAGCTCTAAATAGATTTGATTGCTGCGATTTATTCAAAATCATCTCTCCGCTATTTACCCTGGCCAGCATGTTATCTCCACTATTTGAATTTCCCCCGATAATACCACCAGTAGCAAATCTAGGAAGCTTACCAAGCATTGCCATCATTGTAGCGAAACCAGCAACGGCTAATCCTACTCCGACAATAGGAATCCATGAAACACTTGCGGCTGCACCAGATGCAGCAACACTGGTATTTGATGTTATCTTGGCTGCGTCTAGAGCTAACTTTTGGCCTGTTGTTGTAGTATCCAAAGTAGCAGAAGAAATTTTTGCAGCATCTTCCATTGTGAGGTTTCCTATTACGGCTGCGGATTTTATTCCATCCTGGACAGTTTCAGTTGCTTTATTAGTTTTTTTCAATGTACTTGTGGAGGTATCTACACCTGCAGAAGAAATTTTTGCAGCATCTTCCATCGTAAGGTTTCCTATCCTTTGAGATGTTAATGCCGTATCTATCGCCGTTTCCGCCTTTTTAGCTAGCCCCAACTTTTTTGTAAGCTCAGTCATATTATCTATGGCATCCGATATTGAATTTATAGTGTCAACTACTGTAGCAAAAGAACTCCATGCTGACATTATACCATCCCAAAGAGTCGCATGTCCAGCCATAGCATTATATAGAGATTCCAAAGAAGATTTTAGGCTATCCACAGAACTCACAGCGTCTTTTATTCCATCCCACTTTGTTCTTGAAACTTCTTTCTGAATATCCTTAATATCTTGTTTCAAAACAGCTAATTTCAGAACATTCTCTTTGCTTTCAGCATCTTTTATCAGTTTGTCTATTTCAGAAGAAACATACCCTCCGAGTTCTTTTGCTTTATCCTTAAGCATTTGAATATATTCCTCGATTCTTTGCAACTCCTCTTCGTTGGACTCGTTCTTCTGTTTTCTATAATCAAAGGTCGTATCATTCTTTTTGTCTTTCAGTGTAGGAATATTGAGATTGTCTATGGTCGCTTTCTGCATTTGTTTAACGAATTCATCGGCGCCGTCTCCAATATTTTTAATAGATATAGCAGATTTTGCCGCTTCAAGAGACAAACTCGAAATAGCGCTATTATAGTCCTGTTGGGACATAAGTCCCTCTTCAAGCATCTTTCTATTACTTTCTACATCATCAGCATATTTACTTTGTACGCTTGAAAGATCAGATAGGGCAATATCATATTTCAATTTATCCAAAAATCCATTGGCGCTATTCCCTATGTTTTTTATAGCAAGAGCTTTATCCGAATAGGTTTTTGCAAGTTCTTTTGTTTTTTCGCTTAACTCTTCTTGAGTTATATTTCCGTTTTCGAATTTCTTTTTATAAATATCGAGTTTATCTCTATATTCTTTAGTCACATCATTTAGGGAATCTATAGGATTTGTCTTAGGGTTGTTTACTCTATTTTGAAGCATTTTATAGAAAGAACTTCCTAAAACACCTTTGTCTCCAGATGCTTTTGCTTTTGCAAGGGCGTCAACATTCAGCTTGTCATACGCTTTATTGTATTGAGTCTGAGTGATGAGATGATTATTAAGCTCTTCGTTAAGTTTTACATAGGTTTTATGATACGCCTCTTCCTCTTTCTGTAATTCAGTTTTTTTAGTTTTGCCGGTATCATCGTTGTCGAATTTATATTTATCTTCTTTGTTTCCGTATTTATCCATGTTCATACCGGCATCATAGCTTATCCTAGACAATTGGTTAAACATCTTCATGTCTTTTAATAAATCCGTTTGGCTGTATTCCTTTCCATCCAAACCTGTTATGGTTGGAGATATGAGCTGCTTGATACCTTTTATTCCTGATTTTTTATCTACATCATATATTTTGGCCCTCCTGATAAGATAATTATAGTTTGCCGCTCCTCCGTATTTATCTACTATGTCATCTTTTTGAGTATCTGCATCTACTTTTTTATTTGCATACGCTTGGGCGAGAGCAACGTTTTGTAGTATACCTATTCTATCATTAAGAGCTTTGTTTATTTCTTTATCAGTAGTTAAATTAGTACCTAGTATATTATTTATTTTATTTCTGAGAATAGCATGTAAATCAAGCTGCTTAGTAGTATTGTTATATTGTCTTTGTATAGATTTTAATTCTTCTATTTCTGTGGTATGCTTAGATTTTGATATTTCCGACTGGTAGTCACTCCACATGCTTTTTATTTTCTTCTCTTCTTGGTGTACTTCTATTATTTTGGCTATAATAAGAGATAGACCTGTAAATATGGCCATTGGAAGAATAGATATAAAAGCCGCTTTTATAGACGCTCCAATCTTTTTAAAAGTACCTATTATCAGCTTGCCACTATTATTAGCCTTCCATGTGGCTTCATCAAAGGATTCTCCGGCGGCTTTTGCGGCGGCTTGCGCTTCTATCTTGGCCGCCTTTCTTACGGTCGCCATATTGGTCATAAAGTATTTAAAACCACGGGCCAAAATAGTACCGGTAAGCAAGCTTATTGCCGCCCCTACGATTCCATTAATATTATTTGTTGCGGACTTTATTAAACTAGTTATCCAATCTATTAGTGATTTATATGAAGATTGAATGGGAGTGTTTTTAACCATCATGATGAACGCATTGTTCATACGCTTGATAGAAGTTTCCAGATTATCCGTATTCACATTGGGGATCAGTTTATTCAGGGCATCGGCGAACCTTGGTAATACATCAGCAGCCATTAATTTACCGGATTTCATCAATTTGTCTAGATTTCCTATAGAACCGCCGGCGGCCATGGCCATTGCATTAATTGCGACGGGAAGTTTTTCGCCCATCTGCAAACGAAGTTCCTGCGCTTGAATCTTTCCTTTGCCCATCATTTGGGTTAATGCAAGAAATACGGAATTTGTATCATCCGCGGTCAAACCGAAAGCGGTACAAGCTCTATCCACTTCATTAAATATCTTTCTTTGGTCAGCAAGTGGCATATTCATCAAATTTCCTGCTGCCGTAAATTTAGCAAACTCTCCCGTAAGCACATTCACGTCCGTACCGTACTTATTAGATAAATCAATAAGCCACTTTTGATTTTTGCCATATTCTTCAAGAGTAGGAGAAATATTCTTAAGCGCGGTAGTTGCTCTATTGGTTTCTCGTGCTGTATCAATTAGTTTCGAGACAAATCCGGTTATGGACATATCCGCAATTTGCAAAGCCGCGACAAAAGTCATTACTTGCATTTTCATGGAAGAAAAACCGCTCTTTACTTTATTTGCACCTGCATTAAACTTATCTGTAAGCAGATTTAGCGCGATGGAAAAATTAAGCTGTGCCATTGTCCTGTTTTTTATATTGATTCATTATTTTTTCAAATTCTTCTTCACTCATAACCTCTGTTTTCTCTTCTTCTTCATTGTCCCAGGGGAAAGAAAGAATGTCTTCAACTCCATTCTTAAGTTTAGAGGTATCCATGTGCGGTAACATGGTTAAGAATGTAAACGTTCTCTTATCTTCAAGTTCTGTACGTCTTTTTGTTTCTAAAGATTTAGCTAATAAAGGCAAATCTTGTATTTCCATTTCTTCCATTACAAAATGAGGGTCAATACCGGAAACGATTAAAAATGATATAATGTCTTTCATACATCCTTTATTATCGCCACCCCCTTTTGAGTCTTCTGATTTTGGCATGAATTGAGAGGATACGGTAAGGTATTTGCTAATATCCTTTATCATTCCTCTTACGACCTTTTTGTTTTTAAACACTTCTTTAAAAACATCAAACGTGACGTCTGAATTATCACAAACATATAGCAGATATTGAATGTCTTCCTCATTGGAATAATCCATATCAAAAAATGATTTGCCGGTAATCTGTTCCCAGCGTATTATGTTTTTTAGAGTAATCTTCATACATAAAGAGGGAGGTTAAGTGCCTCCCTCCCCCATTTAATTATACAAGAAATGAATTTAACTACCTTGGGCAGGCACCCCTTCAACCGGCACAAGTGCACCAACCCCTTTTAATGTCGCACTACAAGTTACTAGCGTTCCTGCTTCAGACGTTATCTCCAGAGAAGTAATAATCGCTTTACCTGTATACGATCTTTGCGTCGTGTCAGGTGTGAAAGTACCACCGAAAGCGTCTTTGTCGGCCGAAACTCCCGGGGCAAATTTGAAATTAAGAGGCGTTCCTGCTATTTGCGCATCCAACAGGGTGTCATAGCTACACGCTCCGGTCTTCTTAGTTGTAAGTGAGTCACTCGAAAAAGAAAACGATTTCTTTCCGGCTAAAGAGCCAGCCCAATCGCCCATCATCTTGTTTGAAACGTCTATTTCATCCGTGTTGGTGGATAACTTGCTGGATTTCTCGAAAGCCAACGGGTTATCACCGATGAATAACATAAGCGGACCTTTTAAAATGTCTACGCTTGAATCTAATTTTACTGCTGCCATAATTTTATTATTTAATGGTAAATTGAAGAATTTGAATATATTTTTTGTCTACAATATCTTCTGTCGAATCTTGTAACCTTATTTTGCTTATATCTCCGGTATAATCCCCCACGAGACATTTGTATATAGCCATAGCTATTTGCTGAGAAGAAAAATAACTTTCTGAAACTACTCCGACATTAACTGTTACCGAAACATCCGAAATACCCTCTTTTGTTTCTTCTGTTTTAGTTCCGTCTCTTTGGTAAAATATAAAATCACCATCTGTCCCTTCAGGAGCCACGATTGGATATATTTTGCTCGTGACAAACGATTTTATAGTATCATCAGCTATAAGCAAGCTTCTTACTTCGGTTGTAGCATTGAGCGGATTTATCATCTTCTTGCATTTATTCGTTCTACATTTATTCTCACAGCATCAAGTAATTTTTCTGTTGCCGGTATTTTTTCACTTTCAAAGGCGTCCGTCCAAAAATGATTAGCCGGCATAATTCCTCTGTAAGAGCCATTTTTAGTATATCTTGGCGCCGTTCCTCTGTCTACTAAGTGGGCATGATTGCCGGCGTTCTCATATTGAACCCATTTGGTACTTCTTCTAAAACCGACAAGACCACCAAGACTATTCCGCTTTATATGATTCAAAAAAGAGTTTTCGAGTGCTCCTGTGTGTTTACCATGGTAGAGCATCCTTTCAAGCAAATTGGATTGCCCCTTGCGTTTGAAAACATTCAAAGCTACCCGTATGCCGTTTTTAATGGATTTATCTTTTTCGAAATTTTCAAGATTCCGAACTAAGTACAGAACATCATTTTCGTCATAATCAACTACTATCATAAGTTTAATTTTTCAAGCGTTAATTTTATCGAGTTGTCCTCTACCATTCTTTCAAGAAGTTTTATATGATAAGTTGTGCCGTCATAAACAACTCTGCAATCGTCTTTTATTTGGGGGTAATTCCTTACCACAAAAACAAGGTTAGTATCATCAAAAAGCTCTTTAGCATTAACATCTGACTTTATTACAATGGTGTTGCTTTTAAGTTTTGCTGCTTTACAAGAGAAAGCTTTTTGATAACTTTTGGTTTCTTCCCCCGTATTGTTTTGACTTTTTACAAGAGTAAGGAAGTCCAACGTATATCTTAATTCTCCTGCGTTCATTTTGAATAGTCTCTATAAAGGTCAACCAACCATTTAGAACCTTGTTCAAGGGGCTTAGACGTAGCAGATACCGCTTCTTCTCTATTCTTGTAGTAATGGCCAATAGTTAACAACATAGCTTGAACTAATGGTTTAGGAACTCCATTCTCTCCAAGCTGTAATAGCTCTTCGGTGGTTATGTTAAGTTCACGTGCTACTTTCTCTTCTGCAACACTACATAACAGCTCAATGTAGGAATCGTCGTCCGTAAACCACGATTCCACATTGCACTGTTTTTTTGCCATATCTAGAGTGATGCAACTCATTACTTCATCGTTGCGAATGAGAACGATTCCTTGCGGATGAAACCCATATCCCAATAAGAATTGATTATAATTCTTACCTTTGCATTCAGCCCTTGGGTATATTGATCAACTAATAGATTGATAGAACCCCATTGACCTAGGAAATATTGGGACCAATCTCCATAAGCAATAGCATATTCGTCTGCTCCTGCCTGCAATTTAGACGGAAGATTGGTAGAACGAAGTGCATTATAGGCAT